TACAGGGCACGGATATCTTAGAGAACCTGGTTCGATTCGATCTTATGCAGCTCTTGCATGTATTGCGATTCAGGCAGAGCAGAATGATATGCATTTCGGTGTGTAAATTTACATTATTTCATTTTGATTAATGTAATATTTATATAATGTGGTGCCGCCATATAGGAAACTTATGGTGGAAACTCCGTAAACCTGTGATCCGCAGGGTGTGAAGATAACGAATAGTTACATCAGGAAATGGGTGTTTAATATCTTTGCTAACCGGGAACTGCAAGTGTGACGACTTGTTAATCCGGTGCCACGTTCAAATTTATTTATACCATCACATTCATATTCTATAGGAAAGGAGGGTGCATTATGAGCAAAGTTCAGGTTAATACATTATGGTCATTGGAAAACATAAAAGACCAATACATATTTGATACTGAAACTCTTGATATTACAAATATATGGAGTGGCAGAATTATTTCTGTGTATATAGATAAACGTGGATATCCTGCTGTATCTATGAGTTTGAAAAATCCAACAAAAACTGGCAGAAGATATGCTAATGTAAAATATCATAAAATTATTGCATTAGCATGTATAAACAATGGTCCATATAAGCTCATTGAACATCTTGATGATAATCCATTAAACTTTCATCCGAGCAATCTTAAGTTTTCAACTCAAACCGAAAATGCAAAAACTATGCGTGCAAATGGAATCAATAATCATATTGATTCAATCTTTGAGTTGATGCTAACAGATGGAACGAAGTATATTGGAACAACAAAAGAGATTTCAGAGCAAAGCGGTATTCGCAGAGGCGCCATATATGATAAGATGTATCAGCGATATGATAAATCTCATACAAGGACTCAGCGAAAATATAATATACAACACGTTAAACTTCTCTATTCTGGGAATGAGCGGAGGAACGCTACAAAGAAAGAAAAGGTGCTACGGGAAAGGGATAGTGATGGGTTCCTTATCCTACATAGAATTAATAATTTGAACAGGTTCAGAGACTAACGAAAGGATAGCCGGCGCATAAGGTTTGAGTCTTATCAACTCTTAACGGCGAGTAACCGAGTAGTGTTAGCTCCGAGATGGATACGGGAGCGAAAATGGAGGGCCCTAACTAGGTGAAGCTAGAGGGCTGAGATATAGTCCGTTGGCCCGACGGGTGGGCAATCTATACCAAACTTTGAATACGGTCTTGCAATCGGTGTGCATAAAAGTTTTCGCAAGGCTATTATTCAGAAAATTCTTGATTATCTCAATATCATTGCAGGCATTGAGTATCAGTCTTTGAAGACTGAAATTAAAGCCAGTGTTGATCACTACATTGCTAATGGTGTCAAGCTGAATGAGTATGTTGCGGAAGAAAACATGTCCAAGGATCCTTCTAGGATTATAGCAATCTCTGATATTATTCGCAATTATACCAATACGGATATTAGTTTTGATACGGCTAGCAATATTCTTAAAAGTGCAATTCGGACTGTTGTTGATGAAACACATCAGGCCACTGAAGCTGTTATCCATAATCTTAACAGTATGCATTCTCGTGCTGGCGCACAGGTACCATTTTCTTCTTTGAACTATGGCACGGATACCACAGATGCTGGTAGACTTGTTATTAGAGAAACTTTGAATGCTGTAAATGAAGGTCTCGGTAACGGTGAAACGGCAATCTTCCCCATCTCTATTTTCCGAGTAAAAGATGGAATCAATTTTAAACCCGGGGATCCTAATTACGATCTCTATAGATATTCTATGGAGGTTACTGCTAAGAGACTATTCCCGAATTATGAGTTTCTTGATGCACCGTTCAATCTGCAGTATTATGTAGAAGGTAAACCTGAAACATACGTTGCTACGATGGGATGTAGGACTCGTGTTATGGGCAATATCAACGGTCCTGAGATCTCTCATGGTCGTGGTAATCTGTCTTTTACAACCATCAACCTTCCCCGTCTTGCGATCAAGGCTGAAAAGAATATTGATAAATTCTTTGATGAGCTTGCTCATATGCTTCAGCTCGTCGAAGAACAGTTATATTTAAGATATAAATACCAGAGTACAAAGAAAGTTCTTAATTTCCCATTCCTTATGGGTGAGAGTCTTTGGTTGGATTCTGATAAACTTGAATACAATGATAGCGTGAAGGAAGTTCTCAAGCATGGCACATTAAGTATTGGGTTTATCGGCCTCGCCGAGGCTCTGGTAGCTTTGATTGGTAAGCATCATGGTGAGTCCAAAGAAGCTCAAGAACTCGGTCTTAAGATCATTGGGTTTATGCGCAAGTGGTGTGATGATGCAAGTCAGAGACATTACTTAAACTACAGTCTTCTGCAAACCCCGGCCGAAGGGCTTTCTGGAAGATTTACTCGTCTTGATAGAAAACGCTATGGCATTATTCCCGGTGTAACTGATAGAGAATACTATACTAATTCGAGTCATGTACCCGTTTACTATGAGATTAATGCTTTTGATAAGATTGCTATCGAAGCGCCATATCATGCTCTGTGTAATGCAGGACATATTGCATATATCGAGATGGATGGAGATCCCAGTAAGAATGTCGATGCAATCGAGCAGATTCTTGCCCATATGAAGAATTGTGGTATCGGATATGGATCTATCAACCATCCTGTCGACTATGATCCTGTCTGTGGTTACACTGGTATCATTGATGATGTATGCCCTCGCTGTGGTAGACGCGAAGGTGAACCTGTGGCAGTAGATAAGCTTCGTCATCTGGGTGTGTGGAAGCATCATGCAGCGGATCCGATTGCATATCGTCCGGATCCCAACGAGGAAGCTGATAAAATTCCAAATATTTTCGTATACACACCGAAGAAGGAGAATGAATGAGTAAGATCAGAGTAGCGGGTGTGATTGAGAATTCTACTGTTGACGGCCCCGGATTCCGCACAGTAATTTTTACTCAAGGATGTCCGCATCATTGTGAAGGGTGTCATAATCCGGAAACCTGGTCTTGTGATGGTGGGACTTTAATTGAAGTGAAAGATCTTGCTGATCTTATCATGAAAAATCCATATTGTACTGCAATCACATTATCTGGTGGCGAACCAATGAGTCAAGCTGCTGAATTGTGTGAATTGTTGGATGTGTTTGAAAGTGCTGGTAAGAGCTATCATGTGATGACTTTTACTGGATATACATTTGAACACCTGTGGGATAGTGGTTCCAACCACATGAAAGAACTAATTTCTCGATCTGATCTAGTGGTCGATGGGCCATTCATTATGACTGAGAAATCGTTGGAATTGTACTACCGAGGTTCGCGGAATCAACGAATTTTGGAAGGAAAGTCCTCGATCATGTTAGGTCGGCCGGTGCTTGCAAAGATCGGAGATCAGATCTAGAAAGACTTATAAATTCTACTTCGAAGGAGTGTTTTGCTACATGAAGACTTTTGTAAGAAATGGTATTGAAATGGTTGGCGAAGGAGTTCGCTTTGATCGTATCAGGCGTGTTACCGGTTGACCTACCAAATAGGCCGGTGCCCATGGTGACATGGGGCAATAAAATCCATTAAACTGTCGGGGACGATCCTTAGAGCTCTGAATACTAAGTATATGCAGTGATGTATATATGGCAAAGTGTAACGGCTTTGGTATAGTAACAACGTCAGAGATTGGACAATCCGCAGCGAAACCTCTGTTTATTTCAGAGGGACGTTCAACGATTATAATATGGAGAGTTTAGCTATGAGTAAAAAACCAGAAATAAAACCTACTGATAATGAAATTGAATATGTTACAGAATGGTATGGTATAAAGAAGGCTGCAGAAATTGCGGATGATCTTGAAATCTCTGTGAATCGTGTATATAATATTTGCAGATTTATAGGATTTAAACATTTAAATCGCAATTTCCTAATAATGTATGATCAGGAGCAAATTATCCTCGGTGGAATTCTCGGTGATGGTAATATTAAACGCAATGGTAGTAATTATTACTATCGAGAATCTCATTCCGAAAAAGAGAAAGAATACTGCTACTGGAAATTTAAGATGCTAGAAAACTTGGCGTCTAAACGAGGGTTCGGTATTTCCGATAAACGTGATGGACAATATGGTTTTCAAACAATAAACTCACCAGCATTTAAGAAATATAAGAAAATGTCTAAAAGTGAGGTTATTGATAACTTAGATATACTAGGGGCTTTGGTATATTTTCTCGATGATGGATGGATGAAATCTACCGGGTTTTGTTTGTCTACAGGCATACTCGATGAAAATGAGCGTGAATTATTAAAGGCCAAACTTGATAAACTATTTAGAATCGATTGTCACCTTATTGGCAATGAGACTTTATCAGTAACAAAGAAAGATATTATTAAGTTAATTAAAGCGTTTAAGAAGTATATCCCTCATAACATTGATGTATACAGGAAGAAAGTGCAGCCGCTCATAGATAAATTTAAGGTATAATCTAATCCTCCCAGAAATGGAAGGCAGCCAATGTATCTGGTAGGCACATTGGATCGTTTTAATGATGCGAAGCGTGCTGAAGAACATGATCGCGTGAAGCATTCTGTTGGCATGCCGCTTAAGTTACAGGTAGGTGAAAGTGCGTGAATGGTGCCGCTATTGAGGAACGTATCTGGGTCGTTCACAATGGCGCTACAACCACTACTACGCTAAGAGATCTTTATGCAGCTTATGTTGCCGGTCGACTGGGGGAATACCGCATTTATTATGTGGACCCTCAGTCGATCGAAGACTCTCGAAAAGATGATATGAAGAAACCTCTTGTTGGTACAATGAGTATTCTTGAAGTAATCAATAATGGGATTCATCAGAAAGTGGTTGTTACGTCGGAGGATGATCTCACTGTTACAATGGGAGCAACTGGGACGTTGCTCGATTATGCTGACTGGGAGCCTACGCATCTTACTGTGAATTTTGCTCCGAATACGAAACATTTCGTTTCAGCACTGAGTGGAATTGGTGGGGCTCCTGGGGATAAGATCTTTATTCGCAAGATTAAGTCTTATCGAATGACAGGATCTTGTAATGTCGTTACATTACCAACACCCAATATGATTTCAGTGAACGGCTTTGTGGTTATGTGTTAATTATTAATTGATTAATACTATAACTAATTTATAAGCTCGAAGTTGCTAGCGGGCTATTGAGGTACGATTCGGTTGGGCTGCCCTGGCGGGGTGATATGTGGAATCATCCTGCCCTCGTGCGTGCATGTGGCGGCCCGTTGTGCCTTGCCATTTTAGGCGTCCGGTGATAGCGGGGAATTCACTCGGCGCTAATTCCAGCTCAGTACAGTCGTAGTGTCAACGCTGTATGGTCAGATTAGCGACACGCCGATAATAAGGTCTGGCTTTAGGCGGCTAATCATTGAATGTATACCAGAACCGAGCGCAGGATATAAAATAAGAAATCCGGTAACAATGCTACAGGACAAGTAGTATGCGCCGATAGGACTCTATGAGCGAGAGTCCTAGTTACTGGTCTATTTGAGGATTGAGAGTCGAGAACTACATTGAGGCGAAACTGGGATCTTTTATTAATCCTGCTTAACTGTGGTATTTGGGCCAACGAATACGCGCTGGCAAGTCCTCGGTAAATTACGTCGGGATATATCAGATCTGACGGATGCGGTGTGGTAATGGCAGAGCTATTGTTCTAGGCCGTTATGTAAATGTGTCTCGACTCTCTTTCCTCGGTAGTATTTTTATTTCATCAATATCCATCTTAATATATCCAGGGTGATAGTTTCGTATCGTAGGTTCACAGCCTAACCCTGGCACATACGTATGCAATCCTTTGGATATTGGGCAGCAGACATTGTGAACATGACCTCCAATCTATGTAATCGTGGATATCGTTGTCGACCAAGTTTCAACGGTCGATCAGGACAACAAAGGCACTTCCTTGAGTATGGTATGTTTGCTTGTGAGGCAGGGAGCTGTAGAGGGTGGTGTGTCCTCTACAGCTCATTTTATTTTATCAATTATCACAGAAAGGTGTGAATTTATATGATGAAATTATGGGAAAAGATCCTAAACTTCTTTCATTTATATACACAAAGCCAGATGAAGCAAAAGCTGGCCGATAATACAGCTTACTATGACGCTGAAATTGTAGCTCTTCGAACTTCTGCTGAACAAACGGTAGAAGGGTTGAAGGGAATTATTTCCGCGCATGAAACTCTTCAGTTAAGATATGATGAGGTTGCTGAAGTCGTTACAAAACAGAACGATATGATTGCAAGTCTCAATAAAGTAAAAGAGAATCTTGATAAACAGCTCACGATTGCTAATCAGAGACTTCGTGATATGGAGCGCGTTGATGCTGCGCGAGTAGAAGAAGTTGCTAGATATAAGGAAGCGGCAATGAAGAACATAGAATACGTAAAAGATGTTCAGAAACAGCTTTCTGAGGTACTTCACGACAGTAATGCATTCGGATTTCCGAATAAAGTGGCTATACCCGGATCAACATCCATCAGAACTGATATCAGTGAAGATTCCGCAAATGGTGATATGATCATTGTTCGCGGAAGAACTCTTCTGACTGACGATATGACACCAAAAATTAATGATACACCTGATATGTATGGTCGATTAGAATTGATCTTTGGTTATATGGAGAGATATGGAGTTCTGTCCAATATTGCTAAGAATCTGATCCGTTCTGGTACGATTGCTTTTACTCTTGCATACAATGATCATTGCACTGCATATGAGACATATTATGAGTGTGTAGCAAAACGACAGGACGAGACATCTCTTGTCGTAATCAATGATATGAAGAAATTAGATGTGGAGGGGCAATGACCCCTCCACATCTTTTATTCAATTTTCAGGAATATGCTACTGCAACAGCTATTGCCGTCACTCAGAAGTAGTTTCCTCCTTAGTAGTAGCGTCTTCTTTCGCTGCTTCTTGTTTAGCTTCATCGATAGCCTTCTGAGCTTCCTCTTCAGCGTTTGTCGTTCCACCAATAAGTTCAATCAGCGTCATGATAGACACAGTAAGCTCTTGAGCCCGCACTTTATCCAGACCGCCTTCGCTGATCCAGTAGCCGACAACAGCAACGACTTCCAGAATTGCAAAGACAATAATAGCTGTGGTATTGTCACCAAAACCGATCACACCACATACACCGGCCACCATCAGTGCGACAGCAAGCCAGAATTTACGGCTCTTCAGCTTATCTTTTAGTGTAGGCTTCTGTGCTTGAATATCGACAAGAGACTGAGCCATGTTGATCAGTTTCTCAACATTAGCCGACTGGTTCGTCTCCAGTGTCGACGTATTCGTCTGTGTAGTCTGGTTCAGAGACTGGGATTGGGATTGGTTGAGGGATTGGGATGTCGACATCATAATTTACCTCACTTTCAATTTTTTCTTCTTTTGACTTTTTATCACCACGAGGTTTGAAGATATCGTTATACTTAAAAACATTCTCAATCGTCTTGGTGATAAGATAGAAACCGATTTGTCCGATTACGATTGTGCACACATTAGATGAAAGACTTTCTGCAATCTGTCCACGTCCCATAAAGGCAAGAACATATGAACACCAGATCCATGCAACACCATTGATAGAATAGAACCAAATTAGCTGCTTAGATGTAGATGAGAAAGTTTTTGCTAAGCCGTTTGTGAATCCAGTAGGTTCTTTTACGCCTTCGGAATTCTTTTTATGGAATATACCCATTGGTACCTCCTTTACTCAGTTGCAGCTTGAATCACGATCAGGAACTGGAGAATGTCCCCCTCTTTCAGTCGGATATTGAGAAGCTCAATACCGGTGGCAGTGACATCATAATCTTGACCTTCACGCAGAACTGTCTGTCCATAATTGACAAGCAGAATCTTATCAGTATCGGGATTATAATCATCAACCGTGATCAAGTTGTTATTGTTGGTAGTTTCGCTGTATACTGCAAGCTTGGTAAAGAAATTACCAGGACGCGTT